AGCATCAATGGTTCCTTCTTCAGCTATTACAACAGAAGTTACACCGTCAATAGTACCTCCATTTATATCAAAGGCGTTTCCTTCTATTTCAACTCCATTACCAGCTGTTAGTTTACCTGTTAAATTAAAAGCGGCAATGTTAGTTGCTGTTAGTGTGGCTCCAGCAAAAGTAAGATCAGCATCATCTACTAGTAAGCCGGCAGTTCCTGCAAAAGCCACTCTACCAGCTGTTAGGTCGTTTGCTCTTATCGATTGACCTTGTATTAGTGCACTTGAACTTATATTACCTGAGGCTGTTACGTGAGTTGAAATTGTTGCTCCTAAAGCAATAGTATTTGTTGCAGCTTCTGTTAATGTTATAAGATCAGCACCTCCTGCAGATAAAGTTATGGTATCTGTACCGAATGCTATTTTAGTATCTGTATCACCGTCATGAACTATATTATCGCAAAAAATTGATTCTATATTTGTAATATCAGTTGCATCATCACCAATTATATTACCATTTGCAGTTATATTACCTGCTACAGTAATATTTCCGTTTGCAAAAGCTACATTACCTGATGCATCTATTTCAATATCACTCGTAGTACCGAACGAAGCTGCTGAATTTATGCAGAATCTATCTTGAGAATCATCAATACCCATTATAAATGGTGCAGTTGAGTGTCGGAATGATATTGGCCTGTCATAACCATCCTCTGCTGTTTCACCTATAAATAATGTATTGTTACGGTATGTATTTATTGATCCGGAGTGTATCATTTGACCATTAGGTTTTAGCTCTATACGAGTTACTGCTCCAGTTGATTTACCAGTTGAAGTTCGAATCTGTAGCTGGCCGATTGCTCCTGTATCATCTGCATCAGTAATTTGAGTTCTTATAGCTGCTAGCTCTCCGGAACGCCTTCTATCTAATGCATCATCACTTGAACCTGCAGCTGAACCGGAGGATATTAACCATCTAACTGACCCAACTATATCCCCAATTTGACCTGCACCTACTCCAAACTCTCCTGTCTTTTCTAGAAAGTGTAGAAGTTCAGCTTTCGCTTCTATTCTTAAATTATCAAAAAAATCATCTCTTGCTGCTTGATTAGCATCTGCAGCTATTGCACCGTCTCCAAATACTGCACGAATAGCTGCTGCAGTTACTGTCGATTTACCTCCAGCTGTATACGAAAGTATTACCTCACTACCAGTAGCTGAAAATGCAGAATCTTTATTGAATGATTCTACATTACCTTCAGAATTAATTTTTAATCCAATTAAGTTTTCCCTTCTTCGAAAAATATGCTCATCAGCTGCTACTTCAAACTGTGCTTGTGGATCAGTTGTACCGATACCAACTTTACCGGAAGTCGATCCAGAAAAGTATATCGAAGCTCCTTTAGAACCTGACATAACAAAGGATGTACCATCATCACCTTTTAAATTGAACATTCTAACTGTAGCTGATGCAGTATTAAATGAACCTACTGATGCTGTTACTGAAGATGTATAGAATGATATGCTACCAGATGATATCATTATCCCAGGTGAGCCTACAAATGTTGCTTTATTCAGCTCTACTGCACCACGTTTCTTTCCACCACCGTCAGTAACAGGTAAGTCGTCAATCATAATCGTGTACGTATTATTTTCAACATTTATTACCTGTCGTATAGTTCCTTGAACCACTCGACCCTCTACGTCATTATTATCTCCTTCTGAACCTGCACCCTTTTCCCAAAATAATACTTCAGATGAAGCTTTAGCTGATGGTGGTCTATTCATTGCTATAGGGCTTTGACCAGCTGCATTTGATATAGTAACTGCTGGTTTAAATGTTACCCCTTCTGTTCCTCCTACTACTGTAATCTGTTTAGCTATTATTGTACCGCTTGAGCTTATATTACCTGAGGCTGTAATATGATGAGATGCTATAATATTACTTGCACTTATATAATTACCACTAAGAGGGTGTGCGTTATTTATTGAATTACTAACCCAGATATTTTTAGAGGCAGTTACACTACCTGAACCGTGTATGTAAACACTCTGACCAACTTTCATTATATCAGTAGCTGGATTGTATGTAAAGTTCGGAGAAGTTTTTAACTGTTGAGCTCCTGTTTCACCATCTAGAAACGCTACAAAATGTTGTGCATTACCTTTATCTGATTCTACATTAATTACTAAATCATCACCAACATCTGCTAAACCTGTACCAGCAAAGTCTGCCGGCTCTATATTGAATGTAATAGTACTATTAGCTGATTGATTAGTTGTAAATGAACCTCCAGTCTTTAACCCATCACCTGCAGTTAATGTAATTGTTTTATTATTAGCTGAGGTTCCACCCCCACCTCCACCTCCACCGTAACTCCCGGTGTAGTAGAATTGTCCTGAACCTGTATCGACTAGAACTGTTAGGTATGGTTGCCCAGCTGCGTTGGATGTACTTGCAAATAAATTACCACTTGCACTTATATTACCACCTGCACTTATATTAGTTGATGCTGTAACATTACCAGTAAAACTAAGTCCCCTTCTATCACCTGCATTTATTTTGAATGCTGTAACTGTACCACTAGCACTAATTGCTGAAGCAGTTACTGCACTAGTAGCATCACCTAACAACACACCTTTATCAGCGTGAATATGCATGTAACCTACGCCAGATGATCGTATATATGAATCTGTATCTCTAAAATTTATCTGATGTGTAGCATTAACTGTCCAGCTAGAGTTAAGATTAGCACCATCAAGAGTTATACCTAATGTTGCATTGATATCAACTGCAGGCGCAGTTAAATCAATTGTACCATCTGCATCAAGGTCAAGTTGCCCATCTGCAGATGACCCTATCTTTATGTCAGTATCTCTAAAATTAAGACGTTTGTCAGTACCAATTAACCAGTCAGATTTAAGGTCAGCACCATCTAGATATAATCCATCTGATGCATCAATATCAACTTTAGGTGAAGTTATTTCAAGTTCAGCATCCGCATCTATATCTAATTGACCATCAGTTGATGATAATATACTGAGACCCTGATCTCTAAAGTTAATAGGTTTATTTCCATTAAAATGAACTCCATTGGTAGCAGACATTGATATAGCTGCTCCTACTATACTAAGGGCATTTCCATCACCTTTTATATGTTCATCACCTTTATCAAAGAAATATAAATTTCTATCACCATCGTCTAATAGAATTACTGGATCACCTACACCGTTAGCTAGAGTTGCTACTCCAGCTGCGTCACTTTTTATTATTATAGCTGGTGTTGTTGTTCCAGGTTGATCGACTCGTATATCACCACTCTGAGTAACATGGCCTTCTAGGATAGTAAATACCTTATCACCCTCAGGTCGTTTTATAGTATAATTGTTTGTTATATTTTGTATAAGAGATGAGGTGATAAAAACACTACCAGTAGTAAAGTGTTTATCTGTTACATCATTACCAAATATTGTATCACCCTCTTGGAATATAATAGAGCTTGATACAATATTTGTATGAAATGCATTTGCAAATATACTCTGCGATACATGTAAGTTACCAGAAATGTGAAAGTGTTTAGATGAAGTAATTGCTGTATTACCGTGATATATAGGATTTAAGACTGTGGTAAGAGGTTGACCAGCTAAGAATGCACTTGGATCATTACCAGCAAATTGTGCATTAGTAAAAGTTGATACTTTATTTGCACTCCCGTTTTTATTTTTATACCTTAACTCAAATGAATACTGATCGTTATGTTTAGTAATAGCAGGCATTGGTATTAATGCGCGCATAGTATGAGGTGTTAATCCGGTAGTTGCTGGTGCTCCTGGTGCGGAATTAAGCTTATAATTAGCGATAGTCCATGTACCTGTCCGTACAACAAACAGCACTTTAACTATACCAGTCAATTTATTTCTAAACTCAAAACTATTTCCAAAAAACTTCTCACCTGCTGGATTTGTACTAGTATTCTCTATACACCCAACATACATACCTAAATTCTTCTCATCAGCTGATTGTAGATTAGATGGTTCAACTAGAGAACCAGAAACATAAATATCTATTTTAGCTCTAGGATTACCTGGTGCGAGTACGTCAGAGTACGCATCAAACTCAACAAAGTAGTTAGAACCGGCTCCGAGAAAAGTAGCTTGACTATCTTTTTGAGTGAAAACTACATACGAATCACGATTAATTTGTGTATTACTGTCACCACCTGGTATCTTTGCTGCATTTAATATATGAATATTTTTATGCTCAATTGGGCCTAGTGCAGTTGACTGGTTGCTAGAAGCTTGCCAATAATTTGTAATAGTTCCAATATTAGAAAATATACCAATATCAGTAAATTCTTTATTGTTACCTTTTTCAGTAGTTTTCGAATCATCTAAAGCTAAATTTGAAGGTTCTATTGGAAACTCAGTCAACTTAGTTATAGGTCCTTCTAATCTATTACTTTTTACAAACACCTCTACATCAGTAGCTACACCACATATCGGTTTTAGTCCTGATATTTGTATGTCTGCGTATGATGTATGTTGCTCTACCGTCTTTGCTACCTGTGTCATAGTGGTAGTGTCAGCTCCTGGCTCTGTATATGATATAGATGCGGATGTCTCATTCCAATTTACTTGAGCTCCTAACTTTGCATCGAAGAATCTTGCTGCATAATCTACTCGATCTCCACCTCCTGGATTCACTTTAATTATATATGCTGGAGTAACTTCAGCTTCTGTTGGAGATATAACTGCACTTATAGTTGCATAAAACGCTGGAGCTCTATAATGATTAGGATTTGGTGAAGGTAAAGGGCTACTTATATGATTTAACCCTCCTGACACATAAACATACCCACCTACCATACTTGAAGAAAATCTCAAATCCCCTGTATATACACTTAACTTACCTGACCCACCTGTTAGTGTAGGTGGCCAACCACTTTGAGTATCCGGTGTTGGTTCTTGTAATTTATCGTAATAGAATTTACCTGATTTACTTCCAGTGTCTTGAGAATTGTATGTTGGTGAATACGAACCTGATACTGTGTATGGTGTACCTGGAGCTCCAGGATTTATACTATATACATCTTCATATGTTTGATATTGCCAGGGTATCTTAGTTTCTGATACACTAATTTGAGGAGCTGTATCATAAATAATAGTTCCTGAAACATCATCTGTTATTATAGGTGTAACACAACTCCAGCGTACATTCGATCTATCTTGACAATCCTCTGGAAGGGGACATCCACACTCATCTATTATGGCTTCTCCTACTAGTGTAATAGCTCCGTTTCCGGGGACATTACTATCACTTATAAAAATGCACATCCTGATCGACTGTGTGCCTTCCCGTTTAGGTAAAATCTCATAAGATAATGGGTTACCATTACCATCTATAGCTTCAAACGAAATAGGTGAATCTATCTTAAATCGATTCCTTGGTGGAGCAAATTCAAAAATATTACCCCCCAATTTTAATTGAGCTGGTCTGGCTATAATATTAAAGTAGTATAGACTGTAATCGGATCTATCCTCTATACATACATCTACTTTTAACAGATTTTTTCTCGAGGGAGAAGTATCTAGTCTAGTTACTACACCTGGGTAGCTGGTATTACCTGAACTGCCGTTAGTGCGCTTTATTTGGTCTGAATATGTCATGATTTATGTCTATAATTTTCCTTATATAAATAAGTATGACAAAAGATTATTCGTGGGTAATTTTCGAGAAACCTGCCACCTTTTTTATATCAATTAGATTATCTACTACATCTCTTACTGAATCTAAGTGACTTATAATTAAAAGTAGATCAAATTGAGATTTTAAAAAGGTAAATAACATAAATAATGAGTTAAGGTTTTCGGAGTCTAAGTTACCTAGCCCTTCATCTATAGCTAAGAAATTCGGTCTCGGAAGGTTTGATACATTAACTAGAGCTGTTCTAATTGCTAGTGAAGATATAAACTTCTCCATACCTGATGTTAACTCTAGAGGCCAGGTCTTCTCTTCACTATATACAATATATGTGTTAATATTTTTTCCATCTAACTGAAACATAATCTTAAAGTCAACTATTTGAGCTAGTATATCGTTAACTTCCTCTTCTATAATCGGTATTACCTTTGTTATTAATTCATAGGGGACACCGTCTCTCTGAATGGCATCTATGTAGTATTCGTATGCTTTAAACTTTTGCTCAAGTTCTTCTGCTTTTTTAATAGAATAAGTAATACTATTTTTAGTAGATAGAGCAACTTCTATTGCTCCATGAAGTGTCATAAACTCGTCGTCTATACTAACTTTGAAATCAACTAGTTCATCACTCCTGCCACTCAATTCACTGATCTGCTCGTTAGTTTTACTATTGTGAATAATAGCTTTCTTATTTCCGTGATATTGCTCCATCTCAAGCTCTACCTGAGACTGCAGCTGTTTTATTTTATCACGTTTTTCTTTAGCTCTATAGTAAGCTATCCTACCAACGTTTCGTTCACGCTCTATAGTTGTAAGTAAATTATTTATTTTAATAATTTTAGTGTAATCTTCTTCAATACCAATATTATTAGATATATACCATTCACACTCATTTATCTTCTGAATTACTGTATCTGCTTTTATTTTATCTTGCTCTAGACTAATTCTAGTATCTTCTTGTATCTTTATAGATGCACTTTCACGTTCCTTACAAAAATTACAGCTAGGGTCAAATTTGTTGTCATTAGCTTCAAGCTTCTCTAATTTATACTTTACGTCGACTTTGATACGGTCTCGCTCTGCCTTTAACTCTTTAACTACTTCACGATTACTAGTTAGTATCTTGAAAATACCTTCAACTTCAGAGATATTATACTGCTCAAGTATAGTATTTGCTTTCCGTATCTTCTCTTTATTCTCTATCGCAATAGCTTCATCAGAATGTAACCTGTTAGTTATTTCTTCTACTTGTGTATTATAACGTGCATGCTCAATTTTCATAGAGTCAAGATCCTCGTTAACCGACTCTATCTTTATCACTTTAGATTGCAGAGTTGCAATACGTTTATCTAAAGTAGTTATCTTACCTGCTAATGAACTAGAGGATTTTTTTACCTCTTGTTTACGCTCACGTTTTATTTCTAGCTCTGTTTCAGCATCTGCTAGCTGCTGTGTGAAATCTGTTTTCTTAAAATCTTTTAATAGCGCGCTTACATCCTTTATTTCATCTAAAGCTGCTCTATATAATTCATCAAATACTTTAATATCTAAAAATTGAGCAAGTAAATCTTTCCTCTCAAACTGAGACATATCTATAAAACCTGTGTTATTATTCTGTACGGATAGTGCAGTTAAAATAAAGTCTTCAAAATGACCAACGTACGAACTAATATTCTTATTAGTATCATATCTTGCTTCACCGTTTAGTGATACCTCGTTACCCTGTTCGTCTAGAGTCCAAAAATTAACTTTAACTGAATATTTACCTTCTTTCCAACCCTTAAGTCCTTTACTACCATTACGCTCAATAAAATAGTCTTGACCATCAATTTTAAAATGTAGTTTACAGTGAAACGTATTTTTTTCACTATTCATAACATCCCTAGCTTGTGATGATCTACTACACTTATCAAATAGGCAATAAGTAATTGCATCTAGCAATGCACTTTTTCCAGCTGCGTTAGGGGCAAATAACCCGTAAGCTCCTTTCATATTAGAGAAGTTTATTGAATTATCTGCACCATAACTAAACATATTACTAAACTCGAAGTTCATAGGCTTCCATGTAAGGTTTCTAAAACCATCTATTTGAGCTATATTACTGTTTAGATCTTTATTAATTTTCTTTATAGTTTTAACTACGTCATCCTCTAGAACAAAGTTGCGTTCAAGGTAATCTACTATAAGTCTATTTTGATAATTTGGATCTCTTACGTCACCTATACCTGCATCCTTAGCATTTCTATCACCACTACGTTGATCTGATAATCTATCAGTTCTAATAATAGCTACGTCTTTTAATTTAGAGGTTTTTCGTATCTCTGTAAGAATAGTTTTTAGTTGTGACTCTTCTGTCTTACAAACTTTAATCCGTAACCTAGGATATTTAGGCATCAGTATTTCATTTTTAATCTTACCGTTTTCTATCTCTAAAGTTACGTATGCATAATCGTTTTCAATAATCCTGTACTCAGGTTTACGTTTAGGAGCATCCCATTTAATGTATCCATGATTAGTAGCGTGTTCACCCCAGTTCTGACATACCAGAGAACCTGCGTACGCAATTGTTTTAGCTTTGTTAAGGTATTGTTGCTTATGTATATCACCCAACAGCACCATGTCGTATCCAGTAAATATATCTGTGGTTACTTCACCAGGTAGTTTAAATCCAACATCAGTTGTTGCACTCTCTACTGAGCCATGGTATAGAGCTATTTTTGTTTTATCAGTTTTAATGTTTTTAGATAATATATAATCTTCAGGATCATTAAATACCGACATTACATTAAATACACAATCTGCTATTTCATATAAGCCATTATCCTTTAGGTAATAGAAATTATCTAGCTGTAAGGAGTCAACTATAGGTGATAGTGCATCCAATCTACTTTTATTGTTTAAATTACAATCATGATTACCGGCAATAAGAATAGTAGGAGCTATATTACTTAATTTAGTAAATAGGTCAGAAGTCATCTCGATAAGTTCAGGGCTCATTTCAGTTTTAGCGTGTGCAATGTCACCTGCTAAATATATTAAAGAGTTTGCTGGTAGGTTATCTTTTAAGTCTTTATATAACTTTCTGAATACTTGCTTGTACTCTTTGTGCCGTCTTAAATTTCTTATATGTACATCTGCGATATGAGCTATGCACTCAATCTTTTCAAAACCAATATCTATTTTGTTCAAATCATTTTCTCCTTAATCTTCATTTCCATTAGTTGATAAGATGTTAAATCTTTACTATCTTGTATGATTGTATTAATCTGAGAGAATCCTAGATCACTAGGATCTTTCTCATCTAAATCAATTAATGTAACTGACACGCCATTATTTATAAAATATTCACAGCTTTGCAGTGCTTTTGAACGAGCATCTTTATCTAATGCTATATTAATATTCTTGACGTTATGTTCAACTACTGCTTTTTTTAATTTTTCTAAAACTATCTTACCGAATAAAGGAATAGCGTTACGCTTTACTGCTAGTGCATCAAACACTCCTTCAACTACCGTTATTGGTTGACTCCAATTAATGTATAATTCGAACCCGATAATATCTTTTGAAACTTTAGGATTTTTATGCTTAAATGTAGCATCATGGTAATATGATCTACCTGTAAAAAAGTTTAATGTACCATCCTTATCGTAACTCGGTATTATCACCATTTTACTGTATGGACCTGTTTCACAATACCCTATATTATACCTTAATATATCATCACGAGATATACCGCGATTACGTAGATAACTTAATGCATTCCAGAATTCTGGATTACTGCTCTCAACATTAAGAAAGGATTTAAACTCGAGTGGTAATGATACATCATCATATGTCTTTTTGGTATTTCTTGAAGGTACGGAATTTGAAAACTCTTGAAGCTTTTCAAAATGCGTCTGTGATGCTTTTAGCTTTTTAAATAAATGATATAAACTTCTACCCTTCATCCCACAAACCCAGCACTGCCACATCTGCGTGCGAAGATTCACTTGTAATTTTTTCTTTGAATGGTGACAAAACGAACAATGAAATGCTACCTCATCATTTTGCAATGCTCTACCTCTATTCAATAAAGACTCAAGAAGGATTTGTAGTTTTTTAAGCATATAATAATATACGAAAAATAATACCAATAACAAACGTTATTTTAAGTTTTTTTCGTTATACCACTCTACTGGTATAGCTTTATCTGCCCATGCTATATCATTTTTAATACAGAAGTCTGCGTAGGTGGTTTTTGACCCTTTACGGATCTTACCTTTCGAGTTTTGAAATACTAATCTAATATCCAATTCGGGATGCTGTTTTTTAATAAGTAAATGCTTTTTTCTATCTTCCAACACCCAGCGACCTTTTGTTTCTACCAGAATACCATTTGGTAATGTAAAATCTATAGTATATGTGTGAGATGTTTGCGGTTTTATATACGGAATTACAGTAGTTTCATATTGAAATTTAACCTTAGCTTCAGTAAGTTGCTCAGAAACAGTGTGTTCGAATCCACTCCTATAACCATGCTTGATTGCATTTGCTCTTGCTTTTGATATTTTTCTTGCCATAACGTATTAATAATAAATAGCGGATTACTTATCAAACCTAACTACAAACGTCATATCAACGTTTTTTAATTTAGGAATAGGTTTAGCTAGTTTAGCTATTGCTAATAGCCTACCAAATTCGTCATATAGACCTACCGTGGTAATATACGGATTAAATTCAGGTTCTTTTGCAAAATCAGCTAGTTCTTGAACAGATAGTATTTCCTCGCAACTCCCTACCGTCTTTTTACGCAAGGTAGGGTTAGTAGATAAGTTGAAATCACTTGCTTTAGCATGACATTTTATAGACTGTTCATATATTGTTCTTGTATTCTTTAACTTTAAACTAAAATCTTTAGAAAATATTGCTTTACCGTTTGAGTCCCACATACTACCGCTGTTACCTATATAAGCTTGCCCGTCATGTAGTGAACCAGAGAAGAACTTTGGTATATGAGTATTAGTTATAGTTACCATACCGTGTTCATAGAATACATTTCCAACATTATTTGTTTGATAAGCTGTTGGAGTATTTAGATTATTATCATATAACCCTAGTATATTTTCCTCAGTGATAGCAGTATTGTAGAATCGTACTTCATCTATAGAACCACTAAACGGATTATGAGGTGGTATAAAACTGTCTTCTATAGATTTAACTGTAGCGGATCCGGTGATCCATGATCTACCACTATCACCTATAAACAGGTCGCTTATATTATCTGTACAATCAACTCCATCAACTCCATACTTATCCAGCTTACCGTTAATCCATATCTGTAGGACGTTTGAATGTTTTCTAATCACTACATGATTTTCTATCAGTGGAGTTAATGCATTGTTTGATTCTAAAACTATCTTACTAGTTTTTCCCTTCCTCCGTACAACTATCGTATTTAACGGTGCACCTAATTGACAACCTAACCCTGGAGTAAATGGTTGATTGTGTCTTTCATATGAAGTATTTTTTAACTCAATATGATATGGGTACGTGTTTTCTGCAGCTAACCCTTGGATAGGTCTTATTATCTTTTCACCTGTAGCTGCGTTCTTAACAACTTCTCGGCTTAATCCAGATTTAGTAATTAGAGTAACATAATCTCTACCAGCTGAAGATCCTGATAGTATATTAACACATGGTGCAGAGGTTCCACCTGCATTACCTGGGAGTGTTTGATTACCGGTTGTTGTGTATGGCATAGATCCGATTATTGTGTTAACACCTGGTACCTGATTTTCTGGTATTTTAATCCAGAATGAGATAGAGAACCCATCATCGTTATCTAAATTTAGATCGTGTATATGAGGTATCTTTATACTACCACTATTATTAAAGTTAGCTCTTATACCTGAAGCTACGTTGGTTTGATAATAATTAATAGAATCTGCACTCCTTACTGAACCGCTTTGATTTTGTACAACTATACCAGGTATATATTTAACTTTATCTGATACACCATGATTTTTATTTTTACTAAAGTCTAGTATAGTAGTCTTACCTAAACCATCGTGCATGTGTACATCATGCGATGCACTAGTTTGATTTTTTACTGTAAATAGCTCATTGAACCCATAATACCCAACTAAATTATCTGAACTAATAATGCTCTTTGTAGGTATGGCTGTATCAATTAGGTTGCCGAAGCCATCATCCTTGAGGTTAAATGATGCAGTTATAGGGGGTGTACGTCTTAAATCCATTTTAGGATTAAAAGCAAGGTTTTCTAAATGTGTATCTGTTAGGATTGATTCATAAAATCTTATATCATCGATAGATCCAGTAAATGCTCCTCGTAAAGTTGTACTAGTTGAATTATTATCAGCTGCTCCCTGTGGTCGTGAGCCTGAAGCTCCTATATATAAGTTTCTAGAATATTGAATAGAGCTAGTTACTGATCGATATAATTGATTATCCCACCTAGGCTGTGCTAAACTAGCAGTTGCATACCCCACTTTTTTAATATACGTAAATCCATTATTACTCACTGGATCTGGTCTATAAATTCTGAGGGTAGTTTTAGCTGGAGAGTGTCCCCATGGCGGTAATTCATCAGTAAATGATCCTGAAGTTCCTTTGAATGCGTGATCCCCGGGCCAAAACTCTTGCTGTATGTTTACTAGGTTCCAAGAACCGGTTGCTAAACCAAACCCGCTATTTAATACATCTCTACTTTCTGAAGTTGTACAATTATCTTTTGTAGCTCCAAAAAACATCTGCAAGGGTAATAAACCTTTCGGGTTATATGTATTACTTTTAAGAGAGCTGGTTAGTATGTTTAACTCAAAATATGCATTTTTATCTCGAGTCAGTAAATGTGATTGACCTGGCGCTCCAGTAACCCCGTTTGGCATTAAACTAGGATCGGGTGGTTTTACCCACATAGTTACATTATACACAGGCATACCATGCTTTTCCTTACTTGCTGCAATGTTTGTCCACCAATTTTGTTTTGTAATTCCTTTAAATTGAGAAGCTGCTTTTAATAACAAACCATTACCAACATTATGATGGACTACCTCTCCACTCCCTAGTGTGATACTATCTACTGATGATACTTTAAATAGCATGCTACCGGTACCTACATAACCAGCACCAGAGCCAGTTACCACCATTACTTGAGGCGCATCTACAGCTCTTGCATCTTCTAACGAGGTATCAGGTACTCCTGAGAAATTTGCAACTTCACTGTCAGCGTACATACTTTGACTTGATTCAAATGCAAATCTATTAGCTAACAGTACCGGGTATTTATAAATAGTATTATTTGACTCACTATCTATACCCCTTTCATAAGATATCTCCAGTGAGTCTATATACTTATCAGTAAAGTTAATTGAGCCAGATTTAATTTTAAGATCAAATACAGTAGATGGCACAGAAATCACGTGCGCTTTTTCGCTTAAAAACCTCGTTTCTAACTCTGGGTTATTACCTCCAAAATTTTCACTAGGTTTATCAACTCTCTGATAATATAAATGATTTATACTATCATATATTATTGACTTATACGTATTATTCGGATTTCTAGGTTCACTGTTTATATCCCTACCTCTAATAGGATCACCAAAACTTGCTGAGCGAAAATTAGCGGATAGAATTTGTACGCCTAACCCACAATTACTACCGGAATAGTTGTGCATTGTAACATTATACTCTTTATGCACATTAAATGGTGTAATAGAGATATCGTTAGCGTCTATTTTTTTAAATACTGACATATATTATTAGCTTTTATATATAAAACCCTCTATAATAAATATAAAGGGTTTATATAATCGGTATATTTTCAACTAGTTGTCTTAAAAATCAAGTTTTACTTTAATTAAGGCTTCTCGGTCAAAAGATTTTAATAATGGTTTACTTAATTTAGCAGTTGCTAAAAGCTCTTGTTTATCGTTATACATACCAACTGTAGTGATATATACTTTAGGATCTTTTATCATTGAAGCGTGCTGTAATGCTCCTAAAGATCCAGTTGTAAAGGTTGGATTATTACTAAAATTATAGTCAGCGTTTTTAACACGTATATAATAAAAAGTTGAAGTAACTTCTTCTTCACTTCTTGCTTGGAATCCATATGAAGAATTATATACTGCAGCTCCTGATATTGCAGTAAATATGGCTGAGTTAAAATTATTATTTGTATTAGATGCAGTCATTGTTCCTGCAGGTCTAACCCCTCTCTGCTTTAACCTACCAGCGTTAAGAACAACTATCCCTAAATCAGGATAAACCAATCCATACCCACCTTTACCGTATCCGTTCTGTACAGTAGCAGACGTATCAGTAGTTAATTCACCTTGAGCTATTGTTCCACTAACTACACTATAAACCCTTAAACCATCTCGTATAGTCGCGTTTGCTCCACCACTATTATCAATAAGTTTAGTAATTGTATTTGTCTGAAAGTTAGCTAGCCCGTCCTCTCCAGTAGCATGACTTCCACTTAAACATAGTTCCCAGTTACCTGGATCTAATTTTTCTTTAAGTCTAGCTCTCTGAATGTTTAGTGCATATATATGATTCTCATTAACTGAGCCGTCAAAGGTAAATGTAGTATCACCAGGAGGTAAAACCAAATTAGCGTATTGAGTATATATTGCTTTAGTAGGAAAATCTTCATTAGATAATAAACTACCACTACCTTGCTTGTGGCCATACGCAACTGCGAACTGAACTGCTGAGCCTACTGCAGTTGATGAACTATTATAAACATTCCAATAATATTTACCACTATTAGAACCTGTTTGAGTTGCATCTTTATGAAATGTAGCTAGCTCACCTGTTCCGTTACTCCATAGTCCTGCAGTAACCTTTTCTTTTCTATTTGCTATAACATCATTTCCTGGGTCTAACCTTGAGTAAATTTTACCAGTTGTAGTTTTTTGAGATAATGCGTCTCTCTCTCTAACTATTTGATTAGCTATTTTTTGAGCTTCACGTACTATTGCTCCTCTTGCTGAATCTGCAGTTGATGGTAATCCATCGGCCTGCCTCTTCTCTTCATTGAGCTGATTTTTAATCGCTTCAATTTCTGAAAGTTCTTTTTCTATCTGTGCTTTTGATTTTCTGCCGTTAGCCATATTGTTTCCCTATTTTATAAATTACCACCTGATGTAGCTACCTGTTGTTTGTTAACTGAAACAGTAACAGTTGCACGTCCACCTGTCTCATTACCTATAATAGTTAATGTAGCGGTTTTATTTTCTATTGGTTGATTTTTAGCAACTACTCGGAAACTAAATCCAACTGCAGTTACTGATTGAGCAGATTCATCATCTCCAACAAAAGTAGGTATAGTAGCACCTTGCATTAATAAACTCTTAACTGGAGAACTAACTTCTAGAAAAGCTACATCTGAATTACTTAAGATTGCTGTATACCCTAGTGTCGAGTTACCACCTTCAAAGTTAGATGTATTTGGTTTAATTTCTACTGCATCACCTCCCGCTACTAATGTAACTGATGATTGTGGTACTGTTATAACTGGTATACGTGTAGTACTTTTTCTTAATGATACTAATTTATACTTCATCGTCTGTGTTTCGTCAGGAATTGCTTCTATTAGAGGCATATTATCAATAGCTATTCCATAAAAATTAGTTCCTAGAGAATGAGCTGGATTCCATAATCCATAGTCTACTTCATCATCAGCTAATGCGAATTGTGTTATTTTGAAATCCTCAGCTCCTTTAGCTAAAATTTCTCTACCTTTCTTAGTTAAGATAGCGTCGATTGTTATAGATGTGTTATCTAAATATCCCATGTTTTTATCCCTCTATATAATTTATCTACATATAAATATGGTGAATGTAAATAAATCAGTTATTATTCTATTTTTATATTACCACCAAAAGATGGATCACTACTTATAATCTGATTTGGATCACCTATTGTGAAAGATACTACTGGTTCACCTGATCCGTCAGCCGCTGCTATATTAAAATCAATAGCACTAATTTGAGTACCTTTATAATTTCTGTTATCTATATTAAAATCACTTACCTGAGCTTCCTTTAACGATTTACTGTATGCAAATCTATTAACTGAGCCACCATCTTCGTACGGTTTACCAAACGAAGCACTTCTTGCTGCATGTGCACGTTTAGCTGAACCATGGTTTACATCTCCTGCTTTATATTCTACACTAGCAGAGTAGTAGTGATATGTATTTACCATTCTGAGTTCAGATTTAGTATAATCACATACATGCTTTATACTAGCTGAAACTTTATAATCAGGTGTAGCTACTACAATGTACTTGGTAGCTGCTCCACTTCCGGATTTGAATAAGCTTTTAAATGAATACGGTGTACCTAATACTTGATTACCAACTGTAATAGTTCCACCTATATCAGCTAGCGGGGAATTAACTTGATGAGATACAACACTACTAGCGTTACTTTGATTAATTTGATTTCCTACCCCTTGTGACTGTGCAGTCTGGGAGCTTAGTAAAATAAATGGTCTATTACTATCGTTAACTAAAACTGTTTGATATGCAGTAGTGTTAGGGGTATGCGTTGGAGATGTTTGAACAAACTGTTGAGGTGCACTCGATAATTTTAATACTGAATTACCTCCGGCGGTTTTAGGAGCTACTGCTCCTGTTGTAGTCTGTGGTTCAAGTGCAAAACCTGCTTGAGCAACTTCAGGTTTACCACAGCTTATATCTGTAGGAGCTTGTGCTCGTGTAAACGATTTAGCATCTAAAGCTATATTTTGTGCCTTAGTATCTCCTGATATTGATAGCTTTCCTCTACTACGTATTTTAGATCGTTCTATAAAGTGTGGTTCAATTATAACTCCTAAGTCAGCATTAGCTCTTGCTGGTAGATAACGCTTTATAAGAGTAAACATTGACATATCATACTGCTTTAATTCATTTAAGTAAACTGATTTACTAGTATCTCTAGTATACTTGTTCCAGTACTTATTATTTATTATTGCTAACTCTTCATACCTATCTGTATACGCTTCTCTTGGATTACCAATAAAATTATCTAATTGTTGACCACCAATATGATTAAATAAATCACTGTTTACTTGATCAGTAGGTGAGAAATAAATTCCTAGCTTATTACTATCTAACGCATACTTATCTGAGCTAGGTGCTTCTGCTCGAGCTTCACTGCTTAGATGACGTATAAGCTTATTTTCTTCAACTCGTACTTTATTACTAGTATAATTGTTTGGTCCGAGCTCAGGAGTATCAATATAGCTATAACCTTCTGTAAATCCATATGTAGGTTTATTAGGAAAATTAAAAGCAGTCCCAGAAACATTAAATGTTTTTAATGTGTCCCAATGAGTTCGAGTAATCTGATTTGGATGTTGACTCTCTATAATATTAGATGCTGAAGTTGAGTTTAACCCAGCACTACCTGACCAGTGATTAATTTTAGTATCTAGCTTTAATTGTAACAGCAATTCAGTAAATGTCTCTGTACCTGTATTGGTTGAGTACATCTCAGGAGCTAGTGTGTGATTTTTAAGAGTTTTTTGATTAATAGGGTTAGCATAATAACGCAATTCCTGTAAAGATCCGTTAAACGGGTCTCCAAATGCAGTATTCATTGATTCTCTATAACTATCAGGATTACTTGATGTAACAAATCCTCCTAAATATGCTCTAGTAGAGTTATTTAAACTACCTGACCATGCATTATTTATAGAACTTGAGTAGAATCCTGCATCTGAATCTTTTGAGCTAGCGGTTACAAATAAACTAGCTGAAACAGTTTGATCTATATCACCATAACCAGCTCTCATAGCAGTTAATTCATATTCAAATAAACTACTACTATGATAATTTGTACTTGCTTTTCTATTAAGAAGAATCGTCCACCAACCTGTATTATCTTCTTTTTTATTAGTTGATTCAAATATTTTTGCTTTTCCGGTTTGAACCTTAACGTATCCGTCACCGACTGTAGCTGCGGTGCTAGAGGCTCTTGATTGAGACATTACTAATTCGAAATGACCAAAATCAGTAAGACCTTGTATTCTACCTGACCCATCTCTTCGTCTTGTAGATGAGTGACTTCTATGCAGCACTATACCCATATCATTATTAACTTGCCAAAGTGATTGACTAAATGATGCATCTCTATTATTTATAGATTGTGGTAGGGTGTTAGGCCAAGCTCTAAACTCTACTGCGTCTGGGGTTACAGCTTCTACTATATCTGAACCACCAACATTAAATCTTACTGATTTAGCTGCATCAACCATTTGTGCATGTGGTCCCCAGTTAGTAGCAATAGATTGACTATTAAAGTTAAGGCAATACCTAAATTGATGCTCCTTATACCTAGTAACTTGTTCGGATTTTTTACTTGACCCATACTCATTTATAGGTAATATATGCTCAGGTATACCGTAGCAATTAAGTATTCCACGTATTCCAGCTTCAGTACCTTTTGCTTTTAATAAAAATGGTAGATTGTTGACTAACCTCTTCCACACCTCTGCAGTCCTCTGCTTAGAAGTTAACGTCTTAATAGATGAAGTTGGATTATTTTGAATCACATGTCCATTATCGCCTTGACCTAACCTGTAATACCAAAGATCTTGGTTAGGATCACCATCCAATAGGTTTATACCATACGATTTTCCTATATGATAAACTATATCATCAGAAAGTCCTACTCTATTTTCGAAATTACTATTCTGTAGTCTACTATTAAGTTGAGTAAAATATTTTGTATATGTCCAGGATACATCATGTGATTGACCTACTAAGTCAAGAAACCTTAGGTAAGTTTCATTGGAGGATTTACCTGTATCGCTTAAATATTGAGGTACAGTTTTCTGTAATAAATTAGGGTTCCATTTATCAAACTGACTAGCAGATGATAGTGTCTCTGTTTGCCAGTTTGATACCTTAGAGCTTGTTAGATTTAATAGTTCATAATTAGGTCCTGGAATAAATACACTATGCACTGCCCAGTCAAATATCTGATCTAAGTTCCATTCTAAATAATCTTCTGTCCATAAATCGTTCTTATATGAACCTGATAGTTTAGGGAACGGTTGTAATGCAGACCTCGACCAGTCTAATGTTCCACCACCTCTTGAGCCACTCGATATAATATACTTCGACTTAGAACCACTCTCGAAATACAGCCATTTTTCAAAATCATCAAACTCGTTTATTAATTTTACTTTTTTATCTACCCACTTCTTTTGATATTTTTTTACATATTTTGATCCATGTGACCCGGTATACTCATATATGTAGATATCACTTGCAGGGTATTCACTGTAATCATACTTTCTAGCTTGAGTATCAAATCCTCGAATCTTTCTTAATTTATATATAAAATTATTAACCCTAGCTTCGGCTGACGAGAAGTGTACAAAATTTTCAATAACACTATAATCAATATTTAACCTAACTCCATCTAAACTTCCGCTATAGTTATTTATAAGATCAGATTTAACGTCTGAATCACTTCCTAATAATTCGTTATAATTCTTATAACCTGTCTGCAGTCTAGCAGTTTCATCTAGACATAAATCAAAATTAGGACCTGCTATATTGGTACCTAAAATTTCTATACCGCTATCTAACTGAATTCGGTTTATCGATGGTCTAGCAGCTTCTGCAGATAGCCAACCTATTTGATCTGTAGTAATATTAAGCGGTAGTGGGTTTAGGAGTTTTAGTAATATAGTTTCTGGTTGATCACCTTGTAGAGGAAATATATCATCTATTACCCAAGATACTACTTGATAGTTTCTGTTAAACCCAAAATTAGCTGTAATGTTAGTCCATAAGGGGTTATTAGGTATTGCAGCAACATTGTAAGGTGCTTGTACGTTACTAGTTACTTTAAGTTTTTGAAATCGGCTGTAGAATGTTTCGAGTAATTCGTCGTTTACATCTTCATCAAATAAATCAGTTGCAACTAATCTTACCTCCTTTCTTGATTTACTTATTTTACTAATTTTAAACTTAGGACCCATTGGGGCTCCAGCTGCATCTCTATGAAAGTTATATACTGCAGAAAATACACCACGCTCTAATCCTAAATCTCTAAGATCTTTATTTATATTTAAGTCTATTTGAGGTGCACCGTCTGTATCAGTTGAAAGAGACCACCCTTCTACCTTATGGTTAGATTTTAATAACTGTGAGTTTAGATCATATATATGCATCTCAATTCTATCAAAATCACTCGTCCCAAATGGCGGGTCTTGCATATAACCATTGATAGGATTTAATAAAGATAGATCATTATCCTCATAGTATTGAGCTCTTAACTCACCTGCAGATATTAATATGTCACTGTTATTTATGTAGTTATCTAATGGCATTACTGTTTCCCTACTAGCTCGCTAAATGAAGTATCTATAGTACGCTTATATTGATTAAAATTAAAAGCTCTACTTCTTAAACTAACCTTTAATTTAGATGTATTTGATTCATCTAAAAATATTATACCTTCAGCATTTCTAGTGATAGGTATATTTATTTTTTCTCTGTCGCCAATTATTACAATTTCTTGATCGCTTGCAAGTTTAGAATCACTAGCTAGCTCTCCTAATGAATCTCTTATATTCTTTCTATCAGCTATATCACTATCTTCAAGGCTTAATATAATATCACTATTCTCTAATGCTGGACGTGTTACATCATCAACTAATTTTATATCAGCTACTAGAGCTGTTCCACCGTATGTAGCTTTACCACCATCACCTTGTAATACGAAGCCATCAATACCTGAATTTTCAGTTTTAGTAACCTCTTCCTTTAATACAGTAAACAGTGGAGTTCCGTGTGAATCAACAAATGTAACTGTATCAGGTATATCTATAGGTTCTGGTTCTGGTTCGGTTAATGTAACGGGTTCACCTTCATCTACTGGTTCAAATTTACAGGTTCCATCATCTAATAAAGCAAGCGGATCGTAATTAAGTGCATCTGGATCTGTACAACCTCTTTTAAATTCAGGTATTGTAATTACAGGAGCTGATATACTCGAGGTTGCAGTAGATTGTAAATCTATATTTATATTGTTCTCGTTTACTATATTAATAGTTGGTGTTGTTATATTCTTTTCACAATTCGATTGCAGCTCTAAAACTAACTCGGTTGGTGTAATAGGTGCTGGTGGAGTTGCTATATCCTGTTCATTTAAAACTGGTGGTCTTTGCGGATCTTGCTTAACCTCTACTTCTTTTATAACCTCATTTGATTCTTCGATAATTTTATCTACCTCTGTCTTAACTGGAGAGTCTGGTAGCGGTCTTTCAGGATCCGGTATTGGAGGTGGTGGTGGAATTTCTTTAAGATATTCAGGATTAGGTCTAGGTATTGCAGTTAGAACAGGTGTTTTAGTAATAGGATTTTCTACTAACACATTTGTAAATATAACTGGAGGTGTTGTATCTCCACCGTTACGTATAGCTGCATTTGCCATTCCTGCTGGACCTTGATTATTAGGTAGTATCCCACGAGTAGGTGAATCACTATTAGTCAAAGCTACACCTGCAAGGTATGCATCAGTAGCAGGTTGAGGTGGTGGATTAGATACAGTCATTCCAGCATTAACTGCTGCTTGCTGTAAAGGTGTTTGCCCTTGGTTAGCAATCTGCCTAGCTCTTTGTATACCGCTTATATTTGATCTGTTAGCTGCCATTATTTAACCTTGAAGTAAAAGTTCTCGTCATATACTACAACTGATGCATCTGATTGTGTAACTTGAAAGCACAATTTATAATACCGTTCACGCATGAATGAGCTCATATCAAGGTTAAAATAATTTCCATTTGAATCACAACTTAGTTTAGTACCTTTACTGTTATAAGGTACTACAAATTCATCTGTCAGCGCATCTTTAATTCCGTAATATGAACTTGTTGGTAGAAAGTTTATAGATTTATAATTAGATTGAGTAGAGAAGGTTTTTACCGGGTATCTATCTCTACCTAGCACGCGTATTTTTGGCAACTCTTTAGTAGAATATTCATGTTTTAAATTTTTAACATAAACTACACCCTCATCACTTTGTAGTTCAGTTAACCCAGTTGAATCAAAAGAGGAATCATCATACACTACCTCCAGCTTTGGTTGATATACTGTATTAGTTTCTCTTGAAAAGAATTTAATTGAACCATACTGGTTAGTATCAGTCTCTTGAGACCCTGATCGCATAATTATGATACCATCATTTGGTACACTTGCTGACATTATATAGTTTATTATCGGGGTTACATTCATACGTATATCTGACGATTCACCATTGAATGATTGAGTTCCGTAATAATTAGAGTACCATGTACCACCACCTGTAACATTAGAGTAAAGCATATTAGAATTAGATGCTAATGATCTAGATGTCCATTGAATATCCTTTGAGGCTAGGTATTCTATAGTAGGATGTTTTTTATTTCTATACTTCCAACTTACACCTAATTTATCATACCCGTTTAGCCTAGTTGGCTCTAATGCCCTACCAGTACCGTTTTCCCATGACTGAGAGACTGGGTAAGCAGCTAGAGTGTATTCTCTAGCTAATTCAGATGCATCAGTTTGAAATAAGTTAAGAAAAAAGGTTGGATCAGATATCTTACCAGATGCTATAGATGCACTAATATTATCTAGAGGAAATTTAATTAACATTCGACTCGTAAATATTCCAGCAGATGAAGAAACTTTACTAAGCTCTACTATACTATCTATACCGGTATTCATGCTCCCAGTTTTTTCGTACATTGTAGCATCTATGTCTGCGTATATTGTCTTTATCATTTTAGTGCCCTTATATGTTTGTTACACGACCTTTTATATTACTATTAGGATATTTTATTTCAAATATACTAGGATCGAGGGATGGATATACGACTTGATTTCTTGTAGCCTGATGTATATCGTATATATTACCAGAGTATCCTGCTTGAGCATTATGTAAATTAAATACCTCAATATTGGTAATACTCTGTACACCCATTATTGATGCAAGGTCTGTATATAAATCAGCTAAAATAATAGGTTGATTAATCTGCCACATATCAATATGAAATACTGCTTTCATTTTCTCAATACATTTTATTAGAATATCATTACTATTAAATCCAGGTAACGTTATAATCTCAAAATCGAGACCTATATTTATAATATGTGCATTCTTTATCGTAATTGAGTCAGTTAAAAGTCTATAGGGACTCAAATAATTTTTTATATTTTCTTTAGTAGCAGGGTTACTTTTTGTAAGTTTCTTATTATGATCATAAGATAATACATACAGACAGACTGCAAATGGATTTTTTAATCGTGATGATTCTGGAGTATTGTTTAATTTTTCATCCTGTGTAGTATATACTTTAGCTACTGACCCATATATTGCTGGCATAGTTAAAGTACGTATCATATAATCATCTTTACTTACTACCCGTCCTTGAGCATTGAAATGCGCTAATGCATTATTACGTATTTCATCTACTGTTTCAGAACCTCTACCACCTTGAGCCGGACTGGGATTAGTAGCTGCTACTGAATTAACTGTATTAGTATACAGTACACCATCTAATCCTGCTCCATCACTTAAGTATGATATAAAATCTATGTCATTTATCTCACCTGATACTACATTATCTTGCATTCCATTACCAATACTATACTCTATAGTTAGAGTTGTATTACCAGGTGCTTGACCATATGCCTTTGTAAACATAAAGTTACTGGGGTCAATAAACTCTCTAGACATCTTATTAGAAGTAGGTAATAGTGATCCTGCGTTTAGTGGATTAGGTACAATTTCCTCATCCGGTTTAGTAGATGTTCCTGAACCGAATTCTAAGATCATCTTCCCATCTTCGCGAATCTTAGTAGTAAATCGCTTAGAGGTTTTATTAATCTTAAGGAGGTAAGGTGTCTCATAATTATACTCTGTCAACTCCGGGTCATTATATTGGTTATTTGTTATTCGCTTATGTACTGTATCTTGAGCGAGAAAGGGTACCTCTGACCAGGTATTACCATCACTATCTGTAACTTTATCTATAGATATAATATTTGTTCTACTTAGAGGTATTTGCAGATATGCTTGAGCGGGTCCAACACTTATTGTTTGAGTCACCCTATTACCTGATTGAAACGATGCTCGCTTTTTCAATAAGTAAAAGGTAGGTTCACCTGTTGTTTCGTCTACCGTAAATATAGATATATCAGTTTCGTTATTCGATCCAGAAATACTAAAATCGACTGGAGCGTCTCTTCTAAATGAAGTACCGGAAGTTGACTTTACTCGCATACCACCCTCTACTGCTAAACAGTACCTAAAATCTGGTCGATTATTATTCCCTGAACCGATGGATGGAACTGTTTGGTATATATCTACATCAACTATTGCAGCTACTGATTGTTTAGGTTTATAGCCTAGAGCTTGAGCTAGCAATATAATATTTTTTTTCTCTGATGCGTATGGTAGTAGTGATTCCTTAAATTGCTTATCAAGGTAGAAACTTAATACATCACCAACGTAAGCTGTTGTCTCAAGAAACATCATACCAGGGGATGATTCATTAAAATCGTTAAAGGTAGTTGGGTAGTAGGTTCTAGCAAAATCTACAAGATTTTTTCTTAATGATGGAAAATCTTTACCAATATATTTTATATCTTTTGATATTTTTTCGTTTACGTTTGACATAATTATCCTATAAATTCTCTACTATTACTGCGCCTGATGGATCAAATATAAATGTAACATTAGTAAACTCCGCTACATCATCTGCCACTGACATTTCTAATGCTATCTTTATTCTATATTGATTAATTTCCTGTATATCTCGTATTATATCTATTCTGTTTAAATTTATAAACGGAAGCCAAAATTTAATTGTATCTAATATTTCGCTTCTAATTTCTCCTTCAATTCTTGATGTATTAGGTTGAAATAAAAATCGACGTAAATTAGTGCCAAAATTTGGTTGCATATACCTCTCACCCTTATGAGTTAAGAGTAAATTTACTAAATCAGTTTTTGCTTGATCTAATGTAGTATAATTGAGAGCAAAATTAGATTGACCACCCCCAAACGGGAGCTTAATACCTAATGCTATATCATCTCTACCAAATAATTGTGCCATACCTTACCTTTTAAACTTTTTTACTAATTCACTATAATCCCTTGTTAATGCTTTAGCTACCCCTGCGTCTACTTGAGTGTTACGAGTAGATGCACCTCGCACATCAGTTTTAGGTACCATTTCATCTAACGTTGGAGTACTAGTTTGAGTGTTACCACCATACCCCATTTTAGAAGCTAGAGAGTTTTTATTAAATGTATGAGCATTATTAGAAGTAAATGCTCCGTTACCCATTGTTTGATAGTCATCAGCTTGCTGTGATAATCTAGATGCATTACCATTCGCTATATCTCCTGCTGTCTCGTTCAGTATTGCATTTAAAGTAGCATTTTTAGTATACTGCTTTGCTTGTTTGCGCTTAACTGTGCTACGATTGCCCGATCGCTCAAGACCCAATACCTCTTTTAATCCAGTGGTAGGTGCTTTTCTTATAACTTTTTTAGTTTGCTGTTCATTTAAAAGACTTCGTACCTCTTTACGAACTTCTTCTCGAACAATTTTTCTTATAACTTGTGCTAATTTGTTTGTTGACATAATTCTCCTCTAAATATACTTTATCATATATAAATATAACCTATTCTAATTTATAGGTTAAAAAGCCTAAGCAACTCCCAGGAAAGGTATAGGTGTTGGAATAGGACTTGGTACTGCTGGCACTAACCCGTTATATATTCCACCAACTAGAGTTAAATGCTGTATAAACCCTCCTACAAGTATGCCAGCTATTGCTCCGCATTGATTGCTATGGAATGCATCATTAATGGTTGATGCAAGTGCCATTAAACCTGCAGTACCTGGATTATTAACTGTAGGATTCAGCCCAGGTACTGGTGCTGCTGCAGGAATATGTGGTGGCATCGGGTTAAATTGTGCTCCCATCCAGGCGTTTACTGTACCTGTAGCTGCTGGTATCCAATTAGGCACCTGAGGATCTATACCCTCGGGTGGTATACCTGCTGAGTCAAATGCTAGTTTAAATGAGGCTTTCCAACCATCCTCCATAATCGATTTTTGCCAACCACTCAATAAAGTACCTTGTGATACAGTAATAGCTGCTAGTCCAGTAATAGCTAACTCATACTCATCAGTAATCTTCTTAGCTGTAGGAGCTCCTGCTTCTTCCCACTCCTCACCACCTTCTGCGTCTCCACAAAACCATGGGTTCATTGCTGCTGTAAATCCTGGCCATAATGCTGGCATAATTATCCTCTGTTATCCGTTTCTTTGCACCCATACAGTATCACTATAGCTAGTTGCTAGTGATGCTTTTAAAGTTGCTATATCTGCTTGTTGTGATGCATATTGTGGAGCTTGTATAGGTGGTCCCGATGGACCTACCGGTGTTGGATGTATCTCTCCTTGAAGTGTTGTTAACATTGCGTCAATAATATCACATAAAGTACTTTTCCATAAATCATCCTCATCACCTAAGACTAGAGGGTGACCTTTAGTAGCTTGAGTAGCTCCGACACCACCATCGTCCTCTGATTGTTGAGATTTACCAAGATAAATAAGTGGTGCTTCTATCTCAAGCTTTTCTGTTGCGTTTAAGTATATTGATGGTGTATCAACTAAGAGTTCACTACCTGCATCCAGCGTCATATCTGTTTCAGTTGTTAGCCCGATACCACCTCCTCCAAAAATATATGTACCAGCCTCACGGCTATTAAATACTAAACGATTAGATGTTAATAATATCTGACCTTGTCGCTCTCCCTCTCCATCTATTAGATCATCTGTAGTTGGTGCAGTAAGATCTTCACCTACTGTATTCTCCCCTGCTTCGAATGATAATGCATCATACTTAGTAGAACCAAATGTTAATGGTAATGTTTGACCTCGAGTCAACCAAATAGAAGATGCTTCAAGATCAGGTGCTTCAACAACATGCTCTCCACCATCCTCGAGATCCTGATCTTGACCGTTACGTATGATTAATATTGGTTCAGCTGGATCATCAGTTGATGGGTCAGACCATATATTTTCAGGACCGCTTGTTGCTTTAACTGCGGAACCAAATCGTATTGATTGACCAAACCTTCCCTCAAGCGTCAGATCACCTTCATAAGGTTGTATAGGTCGTATTTTTGGCTGCTCTTTAAATGTTTCACCTAATTCAATATCACCACCCTCATCTCCAGCTATATTAGGATTACCGAAACCAGCTTCTTTATACTCTTCAATTTTAGATGCCATTTCATCATCAGCTGATGGATCAGGTATACTAAGGAAGGGTATTGAATTATGGTGAACGGATCCCCATAGATTTAGTATGTCATGATAATACAATTGTTCAATATCAACATTGTTTACACTTAGCTTTGATACATGAGATGTAATAAGTACAATTTCATGTATAACTGGGTATTGCTTTACATTTCTAGTAAGAGGTACTGCCCACGGTAGGTTTTCAATATCAATTAAATTTTGATCAGTATGGATACGTCTAATCTGTATCATACCAAATTGTTCCTCTGGATCAGGTATTGAGCTATCGTAATGAGGGTGATCAACATTAAGTATAATATCGACTACCTCTGCAGGCTCAGTATTGATTTCAGTAATGCGAAGATTAGCTGAATGCTCTAGATCTTGAGGTGTTACCGGTGTCTGAGGACCAACCGGATTATAAAACTTAGCTTTATTATTCCTTATTTTTTTGTAGCCCATTGCTTATACCCTTAACTGTGTCGTCGATCTTTTTATTAGTATGGTTGATAGCTTCCAGTTCATCAAGAAGCTGCTGCTTCTCTTCTTCAGAGATACCAAAATCGCCTTCACCTTGCACGTTATTACCAATTAATCGCTGAACTACTGCTAGTAATTTAGCCAATTGATCATCATTTTTTACGCTTACCTCAAGGTAGTCTTTTATTAAAGGTACTATTAATGTTGCATCACCGATGTTAGTCACAAACGGCTTTAATTCTGATATAAGTAGGTTTATTTGTGACTCTTTTTTCTTAGATGCACCGTATAAATCCTTAGCTATATCGGAAAAACTCTTTCCTTTAAATATTTCACTATCTTTATCCATATATAATAATTAGAAATATTTAGAGTTTTGATCATATGCAGGAAGCTTTCCTTTAATATTATATTCCTCCCACATATAATTATATATTTTTCTCATCTGATTCACCACTTTAGTAATGTATTGCGTCTTTACGTCTGCCATCTCACGTATCAATATATATAGAGCTTTCTTATTATAAATCTCTAAATTGTCTCGTCGACGAAAAAGTTCCGCTATTGCTGCAGCTACCCTAATATCCTTCTTGCGCGTAAATATAACATTAAGATTATCATCCCAGAATTCTACCATGAGATCGGTAAAATCTTTTTTAGATTCTACATACTCAGCTCGTACTATTTCATTAGTAATATTACGTGATAAATCTACTACAGTTAGATCAGTCTTCTGTTTCATCTTTTTATAATTTTCATTATTATTATAAATTAAATAGTTTTTAGCTACTATACTGAAGTATGAGTATGCTTTAGATCCTTTTGTTGGATCAAATTTATCAATCTTTTCTATAAGATAAGCTACCACTTCTGCTTGTACATCAGCATAGCAATCATCGAAACAATAGAATTTAAAGGTATGAATTATATTTTCAGCTAACTTCATAAAGGGTTTATGAATATGCTGGGAGTAAACTTTATTACGTAGATGATAATCTGGTTCATTATTATACGCTATAATAGCTTTTTCGTTTTCTTCAAAAAAGTACCCGCGGCGCTTTTTTTGTTTTGTAGCTTTACGTTCAGCTTCAAAAATTGCATACCATTCATAAAATTCTTGTACAGGTGAAAGGCTAGAGCTCGTTTGAGTTAGATTCATCATTATCTCCTAAGTTGTTTATTTTACCAATAATAGATTTGAGTTCTTTAAAGAAATATCCAACTTCATCATCAGATGAAAATGCTCCTCTCTTATCTATCTTCTCCATTTCCTTGTTCATGTTAGTGATAGTTTTAGAGAATTGAACAAACCATGTTTCTAAATTCGTTATATATTCCTCACCTCGCTCATACTTCTTAAGTATATTGTAATTGGCATACAGTGAGCATATTAATGCTATGCTTAAAATTATTATTGCTATTATCATTTGAATAACTCATCAAATAGTTTACTAGTATCTGCTCCAGTATTAAGTTGTGAAGCAGGATTTGGTTTCTTTTTAGGGACAGATTTCGGTGCAGCTGCTGGTTTCTTAACTACATGATCCATCATCTTGTCTTTAGATACATCTGTTAATGTTCGATTACCTTGTAGCCCGTTTTCACCATACTTCCATCGCTCCCACTCTACTCTAGAAGCCATCATATCAGCTTGATGGAGTATAAGAGGTAAATTTGAACGTAATCTAGAGTCAGGATTAAAACTAACTAGATATGGCTTATTAGCTTCTTCATACATACCATCATGCGTCCGTATACCTAAGAACTCATTCCAAGAGTATTTAATACCAAAATGCTGTAATAAAAATAAACTTCTATCTGGAACAAGACTAAATTCAGTTTTAGGATTTACTGTATACAGAGCTCCCTGGTTCTTTCTATGCCATTCAGACGTGTTGGGTATGTAGGTATCATTCTCTAGATCACCTATCTTACCTAAATCATGATTTAATGCAGCAAACATTAACTCTTCAACCGAGTAGTTGTCAGTGTAAGCACCTTGCATCATCCAGGAATTGTATAGATCAAATGAACAATCCATAACACGTAAAACATGATCCACGTAACCACCTGGAAAACAATTATGGTAATGCTCCCTAGAGCTTGCAGGGGCGAACATCATTCTATCTGCAAAGTAGTTATACATTTCTAATAACTTGTCTTGTCGTTCACCACTAAATTGGTGTGTAATACGACCAATTAAATCTGCCCAGTTTCCTGTAATTTGTTTTTCGTTTAATTTCATATATTAATTAATTATACCGTCTATAACGCCCAACTTTTGAGCATCTTTTGCGGATAAATAAAGGTCAGTTTTTGTTTGTTCAGACCAGAATTTTTTATCTTTTGATGTCTTCTCACCTAATAATGCATTAGCCATTTCTTCTAGATGTGAATTATATTTATGTGCAGCTTTTAAATCTGATGACTTACCTGCTTGCATCGATGAACCTTCATGTATCATTATTGTTGACCTCTTGCTAGCATATCTCTTACCTGTACCACTGGCTAGTATCATTGCACCTGCACTCATTGCTTTACCTCTACATATTGTATTAACTTTAATGTTACTGTTTTTCTCCAGACTTTCAATATAATCGATTATACCGAACATCTCATACACATCACCACCTACAGAGTCAATAACTACATTAATTGGTGAATCATCACCCTCTTGACGATTACGCAATATAGCTCTACACCTAACCATAAAATCATATAAACCGAAATCTTCAATTTCACCTATAATATAGATAATACTATCTTCTACATCTACTGCAAATTCTATCTCTTTATAGAGATGCTTTTTCTCAAGCTCATCTTCATAATAAACTTCCTCGTCAGATGCGTTTGAGTTTTTATTCAAATCTTCTTCTTGCTCCTCGTAATTACCGTATATATTCTTTGACATATTTAACCTTTTAAAATTTGCTTTAATTTATCTACTTGTGATGTTTTACCTTCAAAAGCCTGTTGAACACTCAATGCGTCATAACCTAATGCACATGCTAGCTGCTTACATACTCTTTTAAAATCATGTATGTCTATATTTTCATTAACATCTAGTTCAACCTTCTGTATTTCATTAGAATGAGTACCACGAGTGTATATTAGTTTATCCATATAGTATAATATACGAAAAAAAATTAAATAAACAAACTTATTTAACTTTTATTTTTCTAGTAAGTTTCCGGATTTGCACCTCCAAGGGCTTTCTATCTTTCTTAAATTTAGCTTTAGCTAATTTCTTCTTAAGAGTATATATCTTTGATGCATCATTTCTTCGTTGAGTTTCTCGTTCACGCTTAGTTAATCGTTTTTTATTACTAACCTTCTCAACTATAGTTACTGGTAATGTGCCTTCAAGAGCAGGTTGCTCTTTACCTTTATGATAAACCTTACCGTCCTTATCTACAAACTCTGTCATCCATTGCCAGCCTTTTGGTCGACCTGTAGGGGCATACCTGGGAGTAAATTTAGGAGGCTCAGTAACTTTATTTACACATCTATGACAAAGGGTAGCAGTTGTATCTACATTAACCTTTACCCACTCTCCGCATAAGTTACCTTTCCACCATCTACCACCCTCAATGCTATTACGACATATCATGTATCGTTCACCACCGTCAGTGTAACTATTGTAAACAGTTTTTATTTTCTTTGCCATATAATTAAATATACGAAAAAAAAATAAGTTAACCAACTTATCCTTTATAAGGGTTCGGGTTATGTGGTTTGTTTGGATTGTGTTTAGGTCGTTTGATAACACGCTTTCTACGTTTATCGTTAGTACTTAATGATTTTTGCTTTGAATCACCATGGTATAGTGTGTGCTCGCTTGATTGCTCAGCAGCTGGAATATTTTTTTCAACTGGTAAGGGTATATCAGTCTCAGTAACAGAATTTTCTGGTAGTTGCAATTCTTCATCCTCCAGTATATCGATCAACGCATCTAATCCAATTTCAACCTTTTCCGGTTTAGATATATTCGTCTCAAGATCATCCATTACTAGATCCTTTCTCTCAACCTTAATACTACTAGATAAACTGTTCGGATTTAAACTTGAACTATGCACTTTAATATCCCAGTTATCTTGACTATACTCTTGATCTTTTAATCTTGCTTGATTATTAGCAACACGAGTTTTTAATTCACTTGATGGGTTCTCAATGTTCAAAGGTACTGGGTAGGGTGTGTTAAACTTTTTACCGACTGGTACAGACATAGTAACTTTAGGAGTTATTTGTGCAAATGCCATATTAGCTGCTACTACTAACGCTATAGCTAAAGGATCAAATACAAATATAATTAATAATAAGAACCAATTAACAACAACTCCCATATCCTTACCAGTTATTTCAGCTAAATATTTTAAAGGACCTAGCTCACTCTCAGCTTCATTAGATATCTCTTTATCTAGCAATGCCATATCTGTTTTATTAATAGAATCCATTACAGCTTCCATCTTTAAATTTATAACATCTCTGTTATTAGTAGCTGTAGATAGTTCACCTTGAAGAGCTCTTCTTGCTGAAGATGATGATGTTGTAATTAACGTACCTGATTCCTTATCTATGTACTGCACTTGCGCTGGATTAGATAGAGCGACTCTTAGATCTGATATTGATTTAGATAATCCCTGCTTTTCTATCTTAAGATCCTCTTTCTGCTCCTCAAATCTAATCTGTTTTTGATTTAGAATCATAAGGGATTTGTCAAGTAGCTCTGATTGAGTAGCAGTGGATTGATATGCGCCTGATAAGAATCCATATATACCACCTGATGTTATTAGTATTAACACAAGACATGCTATAGATAGATATGCTCGTAAACCTTTATTTATTGTGTCCCAATACTGGTATAGTAAAGATGCAACAACCAATTTTGCAAACTCTAATGAACCAGCCATAATCATAACTTGTAAGCTTGCTCCCGCAAACAACTTACTTAATCCATAAACAGAATAGAATGCAGCACTACCTGAAACGGCAAGTGCACTTAGCGTAATTATAATTGGAAATAAGTGTTTCTGCATTTTACCCCTCGAGGTCAGCGAAGTTATCTATCTCAGTAATTAGACGTCTTAATTTAGCAACCAACTTAACTGCTTCTGATTTACTTATAGCGTTAGCTTGAAGTCCACGCTCTAACGTTTCTAATAAATTAACGATTGCTTCCGCTCTTGACTGTACTTGTTCTTTATATTTCATATTATTCCTCTTATTATAAATATCTATTATATATTATTATATATAAATTATTATTATTATTATTATATATAAA